TACCAACCATTTTTGCGTAACCTGCTTGTTTACCTGGTTCTTGTGTTAATTCGTTCCAGATGTGTAACCAGTCACCATAATGTTTATCAATACGTTGACCACCGATTTCAATTTCAACGTTTTTGATAATATTGTGACCTGGCCAGTTTAACCATCTGAATTGTGCACCTGAACCATCACTTGTTTGTAAAGTGACTTGTGGTAAGGTTGCTTGTAAATACATACGGTAAATTAAATCACCGTTACGTTGGATTGTACAAGTGACTTTTTTACCAAAGTTTGGTGCACCATTGAATGGATTTTCAATTGATTCCATTGCAAAGTTTGTATGTCTACGATAGACTACTTTAAAGAAGGTAATTTGTGGATTACCTGTTAAATAAACATCTTGCGATGTATCCTAATTGTTTCCAATTAGGGCTGACTATATCTTAAGAATTTTTACACAAAATTCCGAATACCGTTTAGTCGATGAACTGCATACCTTAAATAAGGCACTTGGCTGCTGATTGCCCATTATTATCTTCCAAATTTTCACCATACCCAAGTGTTTCTCTTGGCCATTAGATATATTACTATTCTAATTTGGTATTGGAAGCTTTAGGGTGTTCCAGCAATTTGATATTCTTGCATTAAAACTATTCCAACCATAATTTTTTAATACTAGCAGGTTATATAGAAAAGCATGACAGGTATTATACTTTTCCCAGGTATTTACACAGGGTTATCTATCAAGGTGATACCTAGAACCTTGATAGCTGCCTACTGTTGATGCCCAAGATGTTATTCTAAGCACCGTATGCGACGAGTTGCATTAAACCACCACCTGTCATTCTGCTATACCCCTGTGTTAGAAAAAAAATTTTCCAAAATTTAAAAACGCAATCTTTCGGGAACTAAAAAAATATTTGAATAAGCGCATAAAAATACAAATATACACTTAAACATAAAGATTCAAATTCGCAATAGGACATGTCGGGAAGAGAGGAGGGAGTCTTCAAAATACGACCGACCAAAAGAAGCAATCCTGAAGAGCGTACAACTTTAGATGTCATGCATCAATATCAAATTAAGAAGATTATTGAGGAAAAAGATGAAGTTCAATTCATTGAAGAGGATATATCTGTCATAAAAAATCAAATAGAGGCAACAAATGATGATCTTGTTCGTGGACAATTAGAAAATCAATTATCAAGACTTTCTGAAGAACTTGATGTAAAAAATAAAGATGATCGTATCTATGATTATCTTTTAACAACTGGTGATCTTCTCTTTGAATATTATGAAATTCAAGATAAAATATCTCAAGGAGCCATTGGTGCAATAACACAAAAATCCAAAAGAAAACCAGGGGATGTTTTAAGTGCACTTGAAACAGCTGCTGCGACTGAATGTATTGAAGATGATCATGTATTTGAACCAGATTTACCTGAAAAAGAAAAAGGAAAGTGTAAATCTAAAAAATCATTGAGTCGTGATGTGCTTTTGGAACAGTATCTTTTAAAAATAAATCCAGAATATGTCAAAAAGATAAATGAAATTGATGACATGAGTGGAGAATGTTTGGAATGTGGTGCAGACATGATGTTTAGCCAAACAGATGCTATGCTTTATTGTCCAGATTGTGGTGCTACTGAATTTATACTTATAGATAGTGACCGCCCATCTTATAAAGATCCACCTCGTGAAAGCAGTTACTATGCCTATAAAAGAATCAACCATTTCAACGAGCTTTTAGCACAATTTCAAGCAAAAGGTAGCACAGAAATTCCTCAGGATATTTTTGATCAAATTGTGACCGAACTCAAAAAACAGCGAATTACAGATTTTAAAACTTTAAAACACAAGCAAATGCGTGAAATTTTGAGAAAGTTGAAACTCAATCGTCAATATGATCATATTCCTTTTATCATCAGTCGTCTCAATGGTTCCATAGCTCCAGTTATGAGTCGTGAAACGGAAGAAAAGCTCAGACATATGTTCAAAGAAATTCAGCCAAGTTTTCAGAAACATTGTCCAAAAAATCGTCGTAACTTTTTATCTTATTCCTATGTTTTGTATAAATTCTGTGAACTTTTGGAGTTGGATGAATTTTTAGGAAGTTTCCCCTTACTAAAAAATCGTGATAAACTTTATCAACAGAGTAAAGTTTGGGAGCAAATTTGTAAAGAAATGGGTTGGCAATACATTCCAGGGATTTGAAGACCGAACAGCATTTTTCTGTTTAAATCTGAAAGCCTTTCGCCAATACCTGTTACATTTGTTTTATAAGTGCAACATACTGGAATTTCTTGAAATAATCCAAATTTTAGCCTATAATATTCACAGAGATCATTATATCTTTTTTCAGCAGTCCATTCACAGTTTTTTTCAGTTACTGATTTGGGATTGGAACCCAAAATAGGTTCACAAAATAAAATATATGGTTTATTAATATTTGATAATACAGATTTTAGATTCTTAGTTGCAAATCCTGGTGTTACCCGAGGACTTGTATAAAAATTTGATAAATAAATCCAGTCATAGGTTGAATAATCACGAAGAACTGTGGTAGAATTTTTTAATAAATGCTCGGAAACATTTTGAAAGGGGACGCGTTTTAGCGAAAAGGATACTAAATTATTCAACTCTGATACTGATACTTTAGATAATTATTTTTTAAGTATGAACATATTAAAAATATTATTAATTTTATTTATAAACTATAAACTAAAATTAATAACCCTAATTTATTTAATATCTAAAAAATTTAACGACGCATAGGAAAGCCTACGAGATTAGCTCCGAGCCCGAATCCAGCCCCTTGTCTTGCTGTGATACCAACACTTGGTGCTAAGACATCTAATAAAGCAAATACGGCTGCTGCTGTTAAAGCAAGAGCACCAACTTCATTTAATGCTAATGGTTTTTTAGGGATATAGATTGCTGCAATAGCTATTGCGAGACCTTCTAAGATGTATTTTAACGCACGGTTAACAAATTCACCAAGACCAACGTCCATTTCTTCTATACTTGGGTAAGGGAAAATTATTTTGGATAAAGATCGGGTGTGCGTAAAGAAGCCTAAACCGATAGAATCAATATCCAGAAGAAAGAAATGTCGGGTTCCAAAGAAGTTCGTGAAGACTTTTTAGACGAAGATAATGAAATCCCGGGACAACGTTACGCTCTTTTAAGTTTTTTAAGTCCGGAAAAGGTTCTAGAAAGAAAAGAAATGTATTTTATTGATCAATTCTTAAAAAACTATGAAATTACATGGAAAACAAAAAATTTAGAAAAATTTCTCGCAAAACAAGTTATGGATTTCAATACAAAACTTGACGCAGAAGTTGCTCGTTTAGAAGCTGCAGAATTAAAAGAAGCATCTGAAATTTGTCGTCAAGCTCGTATTCCAGTAGATATTGTTTTAGGAGAATACCAAAAATACATTAAAGAAAATGCAAAAGAAATCACAGCTACAACTATAAAAGATTCATATGATGATTATATTTTTGCAAATGAAAAGAAATTAGAAGATGATTTTTTTGCAAAAAATAATTTCCAAACAACCATGCGTGGTTTAAAAGTTCGTGGTTCTTACAGCACTCAAGAAGAAGCTGCAGCAAGAGCCAAAAAGTTACAACGTAATGATCCAATTCACAATATTTATGTAGCAGAAGTTGGTAAATGGCTTGCATGGGATCCAAATCCAAACAATGTCAAAGATCAAGAATATCAAGAAGAAGAATTAAATTCTTTAATGAAAGCTTATAAAGAAAATGAAGAAGCACGTGAACAATTCTATAATAAAAATCCAGATGCTAAAAACGCATCTAAGAAAGGTGGTGTTCGTGGTGAAAAAGAAATTATGAGTATTGTTGGAACAGAAGAAGATAAATCAAACGCTGCTTCTGTTGGTGAACATTCAAGTCTTTTTGATGGACCAGCCGATCTTGCATTAGAACGTAAAATGGAACGTGATGCAAAAAAAGATGAATAAAAAATAAAATAATATAAATAATATTTATAAGATATAAACTTTATAATATATCTTATAAACTAATTAAGTTAAAAATAATTAACTTAATAACCACCAGCTTTTACGTCACTCATACTGTATTTTGGTGAAATTGGAACACATGTTGATTGTTCACAGAAGTAGCCTTCTGGACAAGGTTTTAATCCTTGTTTACAAGACATGTCTTCAAAACCGCTGACTTGGTAAACCATATCATGAACTATTGGTGCAAAAATTAAAACAGCTAAAAAGAATATGAAAAGACCAGTAAGACCCATACCAATGCTTGCTTGTGCCATCTTTCTATTATAGTATCTATGGTAAAACCGGGAGACCAGTAGAATCAGGAAGTTTAGGAGGGTTTGTTCCAATGCACCAACCATTCATGCAAGCTGTTCCAAAAGGACAAGGAGGTTGATCAACACCACATTGTTGTGCATTAGGATCTCCTATAAAACCTTCGTTATGTATATTTAAAAAAGAAAGTAATAAGGCTATCACAAAAATAAAAAGAGTACAAGATAATACACCAAACATTTCTCTAATAGGACTTACGAACAACAATTGCAGGACCTCTTAATTTAGTATTATTACTTGGGTCATACATATTGACATCTTCTTCATCTTTATCACGATAATGTGTTGCATTATGTTCCCAGAACTCGGGAGCACCTATACGAAAATCTCCACGTACTTCTGCCTTATACCAGAAAATTGCATCTTCTAATTTATTAGATCTTGTGTTATTGTTTATAACAAGACATTCAAAATTTTCAGTGCATTGATCCATAATTTGACAAAAAAATTCTAAATTAGGAAAGGCTGCACCAAAATTCTGAAAAATTCTTTGACGATTTGAAATATAAGGTTCACGTAAAATAAAAACATAGTCAACATTTGTTCTTAAAACTGGTGGAATACCAAGAGGATATTGCATAGTAATCAAAAAGAATATTTTTTGGTGACGACCGTTTAAAAATACATAACGAATATTTCTATCATGTATCCAACTATCATCGTATAAACAATCATCTAAAATTAAAAAAGATCTTGGATCTAACTTTGATTTAGGTGCAAGTTGTCCTGGTGCACGTGGTGCATTTTCTTGTTGCTGGATTTTACTTGTAATCATCTTTTGACGTTTTACAAAGTTGGCTAAAATAGCTGCATTGTATTCCCCATGAATGAAAATAGGTGGAATAATTTTACCATAGAAACTATTGGATTCTTCTGTACCACTTATAACAGTTCCCATTGGAATATTTTGGTGATGATATAATAAATCTTTTACAAGAGTTGATTTACCAGTACGACGACGACCAATAAAAACACAAACTGCATCTTGTGGAATCATTTTCATATCAAACTTTCTTAATCGGACACTCTGTGCATTCAAAGAGTTTGGATTTGGTTTTGGTGGTGCTGCCATTTGAATATAATTCTAGTCATTAATTTTAAAAATTAGAGAAAAACAATACGCGTGAAAGTTACTATTCAAAAAGATGAAAACCCGAAGAGAACTATAATGCCACCAAAGGGTAATAATGCAGCAAAAATAGTGCAAAAAAACGCGGCATCGGGAGAAAAAATTATGATTGATGTTTGTGAAGTTCAAAAAGAAATTTCTACTGATTTTCTCAAATCACATCCAAATCTTTCTTTGGCTGAAAATAAAATCAGTTTATTTAAGGAAATAGTTCCCTCAAAGTTGCGTGATAAAAATTTGACACTTGATCCCGGGTGCACTCTTATGGGATGGGAATCATTAGATTCTACAGGTTCCAGAGGTTTGTTAACAATTGGTCAACCCGAAAGACGTGTAAAAGCTTTCAAAAAAATGATGCCTCTCGTGGATCCATATTATTGGTTACGATTCAAAGAACGTCCATCTAAACCATTCCTTTGGACTTATCAAAAACAAGAAATTGTTTGTCCTGAAAATCAAGGTTATGTTGATTGCGTTGCAAGTTTTATGGCCAGTAAAATTAAAAATAATTTGAAATCACCACATTTTTGTGATTTTTATGGTGCTTTTCGCGCAGTAACCGATATTTTTTATTACAATTTGGAAGACGATTTTGAAGAATTTCGTTTTACAAATTGGTTTTGGAAAGGTTTGGAAGATAAAGAATTTGGAATTCGTGTCATTGAAAAACCATCAGGTCGCCGATTAACTTTGGAAGAAATTCTAAAATTATTCAAACCGGATGTTGAATTTTTACATGATGATGAAAGCTGCGAAGAAAGTGATGAAGAAGATGATGAAAGTGATGACAGTAATGAAGAAGATGATGATTCCCTTGGAGCAGAAAGTCTAGATGGAGGAAACATTGAATATACAGAATTGACAAATCTTGCCGAGCTAAAAGAGGTTGACATACCAATTCAAGAATCAGATTTTGTTTCCATTTCCAGAAGACCGGGAACAACACCAAAAACAGTTCATAGCATGTCTACAGCAACTGATGATTCATTCTCAGAAGATTATGATATTCATGCAGAACTTTACGAAATGCCTGTCGCAATACAGTTTTTAGAATATTTTGAAGGCACCATGGATGATCTTTTAGAAATGAAAGAATATGCACCAATCAAAACTCCAGAACAAGAAACTATTTGGAGTGCTTGGCTTTTTCAAGTTTGCGCAGCTTTGACACAGTTACAAAATACACTCCGTCTCACACATAACGATCTTCACACGTGTAATGTTCTCTGGAAAAAAACTTCGGATGAATTTTTATTTTATTCTGATACAAAAGGCAGAAAATGGAAAATTCCAACATTTGGTTACATTTTTAGCATAATAGATTATGGAAGATCCATTTTTTGGTTGAATAATTTTACAGTTGTCAGCAGTGATTATAATGATGGACATGATGCATACGGTATGTATAATTTTGGACCAATCTTAGAGGAGGAATTTCCACAGATTTTTCCAAATAAAAGTTTTGATCTTTGCAGACTTGCATGCAGTCTTCTTCGTGGACTTTATCACAGAAATCCAACATCAAATCCAAAAGGTCAGATAATTACTAAAGAAGGTAGCTGGGAAGTTCGTGAAACAAATCATGAAGTTTTTAATTTACTATGGACATGGCTTCGCACAAAATCAAAAACCAGTATTTTAGAAACTGAATTTGGTGAAGAAAAATATCCTGGATTTGATTTATATTCCGCAATTGCTAAAGATGTCAAGGATGCTGTTCCAGAAGAGCAACTTGGAAAAACTACATTTAGTAAATTTTTACTAAAAACAGAACAAGCTGGAAATTATATCAAAATACCGTTATAAATTGCTGAAAAATCTGTAGAAATATAAAAAATTTAATATTTTAGAAAAAATACTAAATTTTTAGAATCTTGCTGGACCAACTTGGATATCGTATTCAAAACCGCCACCACCGCCAGAACTAGCTGATTTTACAGTTTCAACAGTAGCAGATGAAACTTTGGTTGTGACTGAATTTGATAAATCGGTCATAGTATCGGGAAAGAAGGACCAAGCCATTGCTGTAAAAATAATACCAAGTATTCCGTCACGAAGAACAGCTTTTGGCTTAATTTGTTTATTGTTTTCTTCATTCATATACTGAAATCCAGCACTTATTACAGCGAGAAGAATACCACCAAGAACCACACTTGCAAAAAAGTATGGGTTTCCAAACATATCCATGATTCTGACAAACTTTATAAATCTATACACCAAACTTTAACGCAACTATTTCTTATAATGTTTCAAAGTCGTCTTCATTTAAAGCTTCACCTTCATCTTCCAATAAATCTTCAAAATCTGATAATGGTTCTGTTTCATCACTAGCAAACATAAATTGATCATTTTCTTCAGATAAATTTCTGTCTTTTTCAACATAGTCAATATGTGTTTTTTCTCCACGTTTTTGAATTACTTGATCATAATCTGTAAATCTTACGCCAGGTTCAGTTTCCACAACAATGGTTGGTGTTTGTGGTTCAACCTTTGGTTCAGGTAAAACGTCGGGATCAATCTTTGTCAAAGCGATTGATTCAATATTTTGTGGAGCTATAATTGGTTGTTCATCTATTTTTTCTTGTATTTCAACATGTTCTTCAGGTATTTTAATTGCAACTTCTGGTATTTTTTCTTCAACTGTCTCTAAAGGCTTTTCTTCAACTGTTTCCACAGCTAATTCTTCGTGTTTTTCTAATGGGTTTTCTTCGTGCTTTTCTTCATGTTTTTCTTCAACAACCTGTTCGTGCTTTTCTTCTTGCTTTTCTTCAACTGATTCAACAGGTTTTTCTTCATGTTTTTCATCTTCATCGTCATCATCTTCATCTGCGTCATGTCCATCAGGTTCAGCAAGATAATCTTTAAGAATATTTTTTACAGGTAAAAGACCACGTATTGCTTGCGCGATACCATCTTGTAAAAGTTGTTCAATTTGTCTGTGATTTTTCTGTTTTTCAATAGCACTAAGTTCATTATGAAATAAATAGGCAGATGACCATAATAAACGACTTGATTCGGAAAGTGCACGATGTAAAAAGTGGTCAAGCTTTGGAATTGTAATTTGCACACGTTTATTTTTATTTCCAACACGTATAGCAGTCAAAACTTTTGTATGAGCTATAAAAACAGCAGTCAAAAGTTCTTCAAGATAGTCACATTGAATATCATGGACAATCTTGGAAGTTTCACGCTGAACTTTATCAATGTTCCATTCGGGAATTTGACTCAAAAGTTCCTGAAATTTCCAAAGTTGACGTTTTGCTTGGGGTTCCTCAGCA